CCTCATAATAACGTCCTTTTGTTTATCCTTACTCGAACATATATTACATTGTGTTTAATGTCAACTTTCATTATGTTTATGCTGGTTGTTTATTAATCCGCGAGCGGCCTGTGCTTGTTCCCTTTGCTTCTCCATGCGTTTTAATAAATCCTCTTGTAAAACTTCGCCTGTCTTGATGTTGATCAATATTGGTGATTGACTGCATAAACAATTTATCGCATTTGCATTAACGCTATAAAAATCTCTAACCTCATTGGTGGTATAAGTTCGTCCGTGCCTACGAAGGTGCGTTGGCCTTGTTGTTGGGGCTATAGCGGAAAACCATAATTCCTCCATCTTCCAATCGCTACCGGCGTAAACATCAGCGTTGAGCTCGTCCGTTTCTGCTGAGGTTGCTGAGCGATGGGCGTTTAGGATTTCGGTTCTTACAATTCGTTGCGCCCGTCTATTACTGACGCCAACTCGATTCATCACGTCGCCAGTCAATTCCCTAACGCCTTTACCTGCCGCCATGCCTCTGGCCAACGTGCTGGACAGGTCCGATCTTGATGTGTCGGTTAAACCGTGCATCTCTTCGAACACTCTCGATTTAACTAGCGCGACTCTTGACTGGTAACCGCGGCTAAATAAAATCTGCTCAAATTGAATGGACCGCATTGCTTGCGATAACTCAGGACCAACAGCCTCAACGGTAGCCATGCTTTTGGATGATATTAATGTGTCACTGGTACCGTTTTCATAAGCCTGCTCTAAGTTGGAATTCAGCCACCATCGGGACGTAAATATACCTTGGAGATCGTCAAGTAACTCACCATTAAGCAATTGCTGGATAAAAATGCTTATTCGCTGGAACTCGTTAGCATCGACTAAGTATTCATATTTTATATTAGCAACGATACCGCCCGGTTCAGAATCAGGAACAATGCGTTTATCTATGCTGTCAATAAGCTCGCGCATCCCTTTCCTAATATTCCGATACCGCCTTGTTAATGACTTGTTGGCGTTTCTTAGGTTACCAAACTCACTGGCAGGATCGGCGGCATTGCGCGGAACAATAGGGTTCCCAATTGATTTTATTTTGGCCATTGGTTACTCTTCCGGTCCAGGTAGTGTATTTTCGCCGCCTTCCTCGAAGTCATCAATATCGCTATCAGGTTCAGGATCATGACCGGCTGCAACCCTAACCTCCTCATCAGAGAACAATGGTTCCTTTCTGCCAGCCTCAAAACGCTTCTTATTTATATCTTCCATCTTATTGGCAGTGTCTAGCTTTTCGCTTGGCGTATCTTCGTTTAGATCATTCCAAGTAACAACAATTTCATTGTTAGGCTTGGCCATAACGCCAACTTCAATCAAATAATTAAGAGTATGCAATATCATTTCAGGCGTAATAAAATTTTCACGCCTAGATTTTGCTGTCTCGTTGAATGTTGCCCGGTTAGATGCGCTGGCTTGTTCGTTCATTTGTAAGCCAAATAATTCACTAACTGGCGTCATGACAGAGGCGGCAAACGCTGTGGTCTCGATGGTAAATGGATTGGTTGGATCGGCTAACGTGGTATTAAGTGCGTGAACTTCCATGCCATAAAGGACAAGGCTGTTTTTAACACCCTTATCAAAGTCGTCCATGTTCTGGCTGAATGCTTTAAACTGGGGTGAATTAGGGTCTGAAATCACAGTCGCAACCTGATTATCTTTAATGCTGGTAATTACGCGCTGCTGTGCGTTTTTCTTCATTGTAATTGCAGCGCTGGCACCAATTGACTCAAGGTTGATCAGGTTGTTAAACCCAGCCTCAAGTGCCGGAATGCCAAAGATAGAGCCATCGTCGGCCCCCTCTGCATAAGTAATAACCCGACTTGGGTGTAATTGAATATCTTGGTTAGTTATCGGGTTGCGATCACCTCTGACGCTTTCACGCAAATTAAAATGCGTAGGATTGCCATACTCAGGATCGTTAATGTCGCTTACAGTGCTAATATCTGTAACGTCAACCTCTGACTCGAACTTAGGCACAAGCTTTACCAAAGCCTCCATACCTCTGACCTGTGTTATTTCTTCGTTTGGCTTATTGTCAGTCCCTAATTCTTTAATGATTGGCAATATCGCTGAGTACCGGCCAACTCGTTGCCGCCAATCAGCCCCACGAAGACGAGTGAAAAATTTATGCTTGGTGATTAAAATTTCTAGGTCTTTCTCGAATTGAGTCTTATCGCGTTCGCCGTCATCCTCGCCATCGGTGATCGTCGGGTGCGTCTGCCAACATTTATCAACTATTCGATGTATGCCAGCTTTACCAATTGGATTTTTGGTAGCCATTAACCATAGTTGATCAAACCCGACAATATCAGGGTAGCCAGCCTGTGCCGCGACGTTATAGGTAGTGTTCATGCTTGCGGATGTTGGAAAGCCAAAGCCCGAGAAATTGCCACCACGTCCGAATGACCGGGTATTGCCATGCGAGTTGGCAGCAAGCGCCCGTTGAATTTTATTGCTTCTGAATTTTGCCATGATGCCACCGTTAAATATAGTATGGTGGCATTATAACATGGAGGTTAATTAGTGGTTAACTTCGTCCAGCCCATTGATTCGCCATTGCCTTAGCTATCCCGGGGAATGTTTTACTTCTATCTTTCGCGCTATCCCAGGCTTTGTATATTGGCAACTCAGATTTTTTTCTTGTTCCATCCTTTAGCAATCCACCCCGGGTGCTATTAGAGGTGTAATGATACAGAGCCTCAACCAAGTCGGTATTCATCAATCGAGGCAGCCCCTTTAACCATAAGCACGTTCTTTTTTTGAATGGATCGCCAAATTGGAAAGGATTTACTATCTGGTCAGGTTTGCGCCATGACGTATTTAATTTGCCTGTGGGGTTTTCTATCGCTATCATCGGACAATCAGCATCGCGTATTTTATAAACAAAATCTATCGCCGCTTGCTGCCTTCCGTCTGCTTGTTTTTGTTTCCAGCTTGGCGCGCCTGCCGCGCTTAAGTGAGTGCATGGAGGAAATGCAATTATCATATCCCACCCATCATTTAAGATTTCTAATACATCGCCTTTGATGTGCCACTTAGGATGGCCACCTGAGCAATCAATAATATCCGCGCTAAACGCCTCATGCCCAAGGTTTCTTAATTCAATCGTTACCGCTTGGCTTTCTTCGCAAGCTACTAATATTTTCATTTCATTTCCTTCTATTAAAAACCCGACGCACAACATACCCGCGACCGATTGAAATTACTGTAAACCATAACCCGATTAGTAAATTATCACTAAACGGGATGTTAATGTCGAACATTGGAAACACTAACAGCTGGCTAGCCAGAGCGACCAGGTAGCCGATAGCTGTATTGGTGCATGTTTCGATTAGGCTGTTGGTTTTGGTTTGCGTCACATCTTATCCTTATGTCCGACTAAATATCTTAGCATAGGGGCCATCTGCTGCCATCGCTGTTCTGCTTGCGAAGGTCGACATGTGACCACCAGCCGTGTAATGCTTTTCGATTGGTAAACGGCAACGATTTTCTATCGCTTCTACCTGTTCTTGTGGCGTGATTTCATCGGTAAGGCCGACGATTGTATGCGTTGGGCATTGGATGTCTAAACTGTCGTACATGCTTAGAGATAAGAACCAGCCTTGTATCGTTTCAAGGTACGCCCATGGGTCTATGGACTGTGCATCCGCGTAGCACGCATAAAAGTGAGCATTCTCTGGCAATAACTTCGCCGCATCGTGTTCATCTTTGTTCTGTGCGTACCATGTATCTACCATCAATTTTCCAGGCATTATCCAACCATTTGCCACCACTACTGCGTGATAAGCTGAGTACGGGAACTTCTGCGCTGGACTGATAATGGATGGCGTTGAAGTGTTGATAGGTGCAGCTGCAACAACTAGCTCTGATACTAGGTCAGGGTATTCTGTTGCAAACTTAGCAGCTAACGCCCCGCCTTGACACACACCAACTAGTCGAACTGGGCCACCAACAAAGCGGATTGTTTCAGCTATTTGTTCTATCCATGTCTTGTAAGTTACTACCCAACGGCTGATGAATGTTGGTGCCTTAATGTGAATGGAAACGACACCACCAAGACAATGTTCTACGCCACATTGCATTAAGCTTTTGTCTTCTTGAAAGTCAAGAGCGAACTGTGGCTCGTGTCCCGCAATTGCTGTTACAAACACGGTGGTTACGTGCTCGTTTACTGGCTTGAACTCTAAGATGTTAAAGTACAAACTGTTGTGTATTACTTTGTGCGCTGTTGCATATTCCATAATAATTCCTTTTTGTAATGAAAGCGGCTAATTAAAGCCGCTATATTTTTTAGATTTGATTGTTTATTAGCGATCTTATTTCACTAAGCGATGTTTCGCGGGTTAAGTTTCCATTTTCGAAAACTAATTCAAGCTTACCTTGACCCTCTTGTTCGGAAGTTTGTTGATCGTACATAACAAATTTACCACCCTCAAATTCAACCCGAAGCAATCCTTTAGCTGATTTTTTAGATGTGTCAGTTTTGGGGTCTTTGAATATTGGAGTGGAAACTCCATTTTTGATAACGTTTGTTGCTTTGACGGCTGATCCATGTGTATCTCTCGTTACATATTGGAACGAGTAAGAGCCAACACCTAGAACAGCTTGGGGACAAAAACCTTTGGCCATAAGTCGTCTATTTATTTCTAATTGTCGTTCGATGGTTATCGCATCACCGTAAATTGCGCCGATATGGCTATCTAACAATTTAAAACCTTTTTCGGTGGTTGTTCCGCCAAATGTATCCCATAGGCACTCAATGAGACCTCTAGATTCTGGTGAAAAGCTTCCAACTGCCAAAGAGGTTCCGCACAAGATATCAACAGGATCACCAGAGTCAGGGCGAATAACAAGCTTGCCATCGCGCGCCATTATTACATCTTTAAGTATTGGCAAATATTCGGTAACCGTTTTCCAAAAATCCCATGTATCACTAACAACTGACAATATGCCTGTTGGTGATTGTTTGGTCATTAGGTCGGTAAAGAATTCAATTTCGCCCTCGTCCTGCCAACTACATGTAACGCTGTGCTCTGTAGCATCAACCGAACAGCCAACAAGCTCGTTATCAACGTTTGCGTTATAGTACTTCTCGGCAAACAATACGGCGGGGATAGTATCTGTACCAGCAAAGCCGGAGCATAAGTGACCAAATCCTGACATAGCAGCGGCTTGGCGGCCAAACATACCTCTAAAACTAAAGTCGTGGCACATAAACGGCAATAGCGATTTATCCATCCCTGAATCTTCAAATGCTTTTTTGAAGTTTCGCATGTAAGCCACCGACGTGGTTGCAGACGTTTGAATCGGCCAGTTTTCTGTGCTCAACACAGTTTCGATCATGTTGGGCAACCATTCAAAACCATCTATGGTATTGACGATAGTTAACGGCGCTACCTGATAAGGAACTAAACTACCTTCTTTTAATGCCTTTATACGGATAGGTAAGTAACCCAGAGCGTGAAGCGATTCAAGGTATGTAACATCAATGCTATATCCGAGCATGGCGCTTAGAATTCGCTTATGGTTCGCCACGGCAAGATCGACAGGAAGATTAAAAAAGCTTTCGTTCCATTCTTCGATTAAATAATCTTTGATGAAGTATTGCAGGCCAACAAATACGATAGATTCGTTGTCTTTGATGTTACAAAGCCTATTGCTTCTTGATGTGTAATTAACATAAACCCGGCTAACTTGTGGGTGATATGCGCGCACGTGGAATTCTTTGTAAACATCTTTTTGCATTGTTGCTGCTGAAATTGTCATAATTATCTCTCGTAGTTGAATTGAATTAAATCACGGCTATTGACGAATTTTTCAATCAGGTTAGACGTGAAAACGTAGTCGATATTACCCTTTAGCGGATCCAGTCCTTTAGAATAAATACCGTGTGATGTGTAAAGTATTATTTTCCCGCAATTAGCATCTTTTAAATGCTTCGATAGATGAATAAATGATGCTCCGCCGTCACAAATATCATCAACTATAACTACAGCTCTTCCTTGAAGATCTCTATCAGGAATTGAACATGCGATTATATTTCCATTTGACACGTCCCGAACCTTAACCGCTTGGATGTAATCATCGCGATCAATGTATTTCATAACGTCGAATATCTTTTTTGATGCTCCGACATCTGGAGCGCAGAGAATAAAATCATTTGATATTTTTTTAATCTCAGGTAACTGCCAACCAAACCCGACTTCTTGACTGATAATTTCAATGTTATCTATCAGTGCTGATGACACATCAGAGTGAGGATCCAATGCTGTGACTTTACTAAAATTTAAACTGTTAATGATATTGCTAAATACCTTTAATGAAAAAGATTGTCCGGCGCCAAACCTTCTATCCGCTCTCGCATTTGGGATGTATTTCATAAATAAATCAACGTCGTAAACACCCATGGAATCCAAGGCATCTTTAATCAAACACAATCTAATTAAGTCATTGCTAACGTCAAGAACATTAATTGATAGCACTTTTTTACACGCTTCATCTTGTATTTTTATTTCACATAATTCCGCTCCGTCACTGAATGTTATAAAATCTATCGAAGCGCCTGTTAGACTAAAATTACTCATTACACTTCCTTACTTTCGTTTTATGGATTAATTGTTTCAACACCGATACTTTACCACTAAAAAACATTAAATCAATATCTTTTTTTAATTGATTTAAAATTATTTATGTATTACTATCGGTCTATCTTAACTAGAGTCAGGAATTAAAATGGACACTAAATTATTAGCACCAATGAAAATAACCAAGCATCAGCGCAAGTGGATAGAAGACGAGCAAAAACGGACTGGTAGCACTGCTGCTGCTGTTGTTCGTGCGTTACTCCAAAGCAAAGTTGACGAAAAAGGCATCTAATATGCATTACTACCAATTCAATATTGGTGATTATGCCAGCCACACCAGCCGACTTTCACCGATGGAAGATTTAGCCTATAGGCGGTTGCTAGATCTGTACTACCTAAATGAACAGCCGTTAAGCGGATGCTCAACAGACGTTGCGCGTGAGATAGGTCTTGTTGAACACGTGTCGTCAGTTGAATACGTTTTATGTAAGTTTTTTACTTTTGAGAATGATTGCTATAAACAAAAAAGAATCGACATTGAAATTAAAAAATACAAATCTAACCACAAAAACAAAAAGAAAGCTGGCATAGCATCCGCCAAAGCTAGACAGTTAAAGGCTAAGAGCGAAGTAACACCTGTTGAACAGACGTTGAACACGGAGCCAACGGGTGAGCAACAAAACATAAACCAAGAACCATTAACCAATAACCATAAACCAGTTAATAAAGACCTCTCGGTTTCGGCAAAGCCAAAACTTGACTTCTCTGACGGTGATATGGCTTTCGTTGATGGGATGCTAAATCTTTTAGTTCAGTCGAACCCTAAGTTTAAAATGCCAAATAAAAATACTTGGGCAAACACGGTTAGGCTTATGCGCGAGCGGGACAAGCTTACCCACAATGAAATGGCCAACGTTTTTACATGGGCCAACAACGATGAATTTTGGTCTAGTAACATTCTTAGCCCTAGCAAGCTTCGAGACAAGTGGAACACCTTACTGGCCCAGTCAAGCAAAAAGCCAAAATCAAAAACCAGCAACAACGCCGACAACATTCAGGAGTGGTTAGATTCATGAGAGATCCGCAAGATAAAAATAAATTCGCTGTCATTATGAATGATATGGGTGAAACATTTGAACGTAAAATATCACCAGGATTAATGAAAACTTACTTTTCAGTTTTAATTAACTATTCAATCGATGAAGTCGAGAAGGCGTTTATTTCTCACTTGCTCGATCCTGACCAAGGAATGTTTTTCCCTAAGCCTGCAAATATCGTTAAACAACTATCAGGAACATCAAAGCAGCAAGAACAAGCCGTGGAAGGTCGCGCAGAAATCGCCTGGAACGTCATACTGGGCGAAATGAGCCGAATAGGCAGCTATGGTTCTCTTAAGCTTGATGATCGGCAGGCGTTGGCGTCTGTGACTGCTGTCGGTGGGTGGAAAAAGATATGTTCACAAACTCACGATCAACTTGTTTGGGTTAAAAAAGAGTTTATTTCTTGCTATGAGAATTACGAACGGACCCCTCTCGAAGCTTTGCCCATGAACTTACCTGGACGAATTGAATTGGATAAGCACAAATCAGAACAGAGCCAAGGCATGAAAAGTCTGGCCGCTGGTCTGAATGAATTCAATTTAAAAAATAAAGGGAATAACAATGGCTAATATATACCATCCAAAAGGCTCAATGTGTGTAGTGTGCAGAAATAAACGCCTACCCTGCCACAAGGCATTAAAGTTTAATTACATGCCGGTTATGTCGCAATACAGTCAAGCTAATGATGAGAACGTTTACAAGATCGTCAAATGCATAATGTTTAATAAAATATAAATAAGGGGAATAATTATGAGAACGCAAAAAGACCAAGCGATAGGAGGATTGATTGGAATTGCAGCTAGGCTAGCTAGATGTGACGCCCTATCCGAAATTGATGAAATATGCGAAAACCAAAAGAGCGTAAAAACTAGTATGCTAATCGAAGCTTTAAACAGGGCGGAAAATAAGTTAAAAGATGAGGCCGTGCATATTAGAAATATGACTATAAGGCTAAGAAATGACAAAACTAATTAGGCCGTTATTTTACCACTGGCGAGGAAAATCTGATTGCGGGTGGGTTATCTCGCGCATGAAGGTAATACCCGAGTCTAGGCGTCGAGAGGTGAGCGACCATTACGAGAATTTATTCCTAAGAAATGAGGGCGGTACCGGGCGAAAAGATGCTAACGAATATCTCTACGGCGTGGCTAGTGAATATCGAGCCGAGCGGAAGCAAGAGTCTCGAGCAAAATTAGATCTCGATAGAATTTTGCACAAAAAGCCGCAAAGGAAAGGTGATCGTAAATACGTATCAGGTGACGGGCTTTGGAGTAAGGAGCTATGAAGGATTTTAAATTGCACCGCGGCACCCTGCCTGAGCTACTGGCTTTTATGCGCAAGGTCGTATTAAGCGGCAAAAGCTATCGAATAATAATTAAAGAATGGTCAGAAAAGCGCGGGTTATCAGCCAATGCTCAGCAGCACGTTTGGTACAATAAAATAAGCCAGTTTAACGGGTGCGACATAAGAGAGGCTGGTAATGGGTGCAAACTTGATTTCGGTCTGCCTATATTGATTTCTGACAGCGAAATGGGGGCGAAAGTTGGATGGGTATTGGATAATATAAATTTCCATCTCATGACAAGAGAACAACAAATTAATGTGATGGATTTAATACAAGTCACATCGCTTTTCTCAACAAAGCAGCACAACCTCTATCGTGATAACCTGGTAATGTTCTGGCACGAGCAAGGGCTTGAGCTTGAATATAAAAACGAATAGTAACCAGTTAATTGATTAAGGAGTAAAAATATGGCAAAGGCAACACCGAGAAGTAAATGTTTATTGGCAATTCAATTATTAGCCAGGATATCGGCGACAGATGACAATGGTTATTGTACTTGCGCATCTTGTGGTCAAGTTGGTCACTATAAGTATTTTGACGGCGGCCATTTCATACCAAAGGGCGCTAGTTCATATTGGTCATTAGAGGTCGAGAACGTCCACCCGCAATGCAAAGGTTGCAATGGATTCGGTATGAAGTTCGGAATAGCGGCGCAGCAATATACCGTTTTTAT